TAAATCATTTGACATTCTAAAGCCACCTGCTCCGCCACCACCGCCAGAAGATTTTCCGCCTCCTCCTCCACCAGCTACTACCATGTAATCTGCAGTATTATTTGGTGCACACGTTGCAGCTTGAGATACTACAAAGTTTGTACTGCTTGTAAATATATGTGTTTTATAATCACCACATGTAACAACTGTTCCGCCACTTGCTACTACAAAAGCATTTCCTGTTACACTAGCAGTTGAATCGTGAATTGCTCTCCAACCTTTTGTTGAATCTACATAAACTAAAGTTACAGATTGATCTTCTGTATTTAATCTAGCAGTATCTGCTACACCATTTATTTTTAAACTATTATTATTAAGTATGACGTTATTTGTATCCCATGTGTTAGCATAATCTTTAAATGCTACAATATCACCAGCACTTGGTGATCCTGGAAGAGTTACTGTTATAGTTCCAGATGTTGTATTTAAAAAATAACCTTTACCACTTACCGCAGTAAATGCTCCTGGTGAATTTGTTTTAACTGTTGTACACCAATCAACTGTACCAGTTCTTCCAAATCCTGTTTGTGATGCACCAGTTCCTAAAGTTACTGTATCGCCAGATGCACCTATTGTAATTGTGTTACCAGATTCTTTTATAATATCTGCTCCACATGTGTTTTGTATTGTGTTTACTTTAATTGTACTTGTCATATATTATCCTATGCTGTAAATGTTCCGCTTCCTGTAAATATTCTAACTGTATCTGATCCGCAAGTTGCTGTTACATTACCACCACTACCACCTGCTGATGTTGCGTGTTTTAAAATAACTATACCTGAACCTCCAGCTCCACCTGCGTGATCACCTGATGATCCTGGACCTCTACCACCACCTCCGCCACCACTTCCTGTGTTGGCTGTTCCTGCTACACCTGCTCCTGATGAACTTGGTCCTGGACCGCCTTGTCCACCTCCGCCAGTTCCTCCTGCTGCATTAGAACCTCCTTCGGTAGCACCACCACCTCCTCCAGCAAAATATCTTCCTGGTGCTGGACCTGGTGTTCCATAACTTGGTGCTTGTGGTATTGAACCTAAAATATTAGTTGTTTCACCTGCACCTCCAGCTCCTGCTGTAGTTCCAGAGCTATTACTTCCTACTGCACCTGCTCCTCCACCACCTCCAGTTCCTGTATTTGAATTTCCGTTACCACCATTATTTCCTTGAGATGGACTTACTGGTGGTGTGTTACCTGCACCTCCTGCATAAGGAGGTCCACCAGCTTCAGACCCTCCGCCTGATCCTGATCCTCCTGCATTACCTGCTCCATTTACTTTACCTAAAGCACCACCTGCTGATGTTATTGTACTAAAAACTGAACTAGAACCAGCAGAACCAGTTCCTGGATGATTCCCTGTTCCTCCAGCACCTATAGTTACTGTATACCCTGTTCCTTTTGTTACTGAAAAACTTGCACAAGAGAGTGTTCTATAACCTCCTGCACCTGCACCTGATCCATGATTACTTCCGCCACCGCCACCTCCTCCTGCTATTACTAAATATCTAACATTATAAGTTTGTGGTTTTAAAGTTGCTCCGCAAACATTTGCATTATCAATAGTTACCCAACCTTGAGAAGCTCCACTATAAATAACTGTTGCTGACATTCTTTCATCTTTTAATTCTAAATTAGCACAAGCACCTTTTATTTTTGATGAGTTTCTACATAAAACAACAGCATTAGAATCAAAAGTTCCATTAAGATCGTTAAATGATATAATATCACCTGCTGAAGGTGATGAAGGTAGGGTAACTGTAATTCCACCACTTGTTGTATTTAGGAAATAACCTTTACCATTAACTGCTGTAAATGGACTTGTTTTTGCTGTTGTACACCAGTCAACTGTTCCTGTTCTGCCAAAACCTGATTGAGATGCACAAGCTGCTAATGTAACTGTTTTACCTGATGATCCTAAAGTTAATGTTGAACCACATTGTACGTCTATTGTGTTTACTTCTATTTTGCTCATACTACTACTAATACTCCTGTTACAGTTACTGTATTAGTAAAAGTTACTGGCCCTGCTAGGACAGCATTTTCTAATACCATATTTTTATCTAATGTTCCTGCATGATGATAAACCGTTTCTGTAGATGGTTTATCTCCAATATATTCTTGTTCTAATTTCATAATACTCCTTATGTGCTAATTGCGTCAACTCTACTAATCCAAGCATCTACACTTGATGCAGCAGATGATTGTCCTTTTAAAACATCTGTATTCTGCATAACGATTTTAGAACCTGATTGTACTAATTCAACTGAACTAGCTGCAGGTAAACTTAAATCTTTAACAAGGTATCTTGTTGTAGAACCACCTTCTGAAATCCATACACTAACAGTTACAGCATTTGCTGTAATATTAGCAAGTCTTAATCCAACAATAGCATCATCACTATTAGCTGTTAATAGTGTAGTTGCCGAGTTAGTTATTTGACCGCCTTCTGATTCAAAGTCTTGTGCCATTTATCCTCCTATAATGCTATTGCCATTGCGGTTGCGAACCCTTTGGACGCACCGTTTGTTATTTTACTTGTATCTATTGCGTTAACAGTCAAAGTAATATTTCCTGAAGTTGTTACAGGAGTACTTCCAACTGTAAATTCTGAAGATCCGCCATCTGCTATACCAACACTTGTTACAGTACCAGTATATGATGGTGTCACTCTTGAAAATGTAATTGTACTAGATCCTAGTGAAGCACTTGAATCTGTAGTACATAAATATATTCTATCTGCATTTGTTGAACCTTCTTGAACAATAGCTAATTGTCCAGCAAGTTCTCCAATAGCATCAAAGTCTGTATCTCTAGCAGCTGTACCACTAGCTACAACTGTATAAATTCCATTTTGTGATCCAGTAGATTGATCTTTAACTAATACTCTGTTTCCAGTAGCTAAAGTAACTCCATCTAAAGTATCACCATTTTGTAAGTCTGCTGCTAAATCTACATTTCCTGTTGTAGCAGCTCTACAAATAATTCTAGTTTTTAATCCTGCAACTAAATCATCTACATAACTTTTTGTTGTAACATCTGAAGCTCCAGAAGGAGCACCTAATCCAGTAATTGAACCACCAGATATAGTTACACTATTTGCAGCTTGTGTTGCAATACTTCCTAAACCTAAAGATGTTCTAGCAGTAGCTCCTGATTCTGTTGTAAAGTTAGATCCATCTCCAACTATAAAATTACTATCAGTTGGTGTTAATCCAGCAACATCAGCTAATTGTGCATCATATGCTTGAACATCTGATCCAATTGCTAATCCTAAATTAGTTCTTGCAGAAGAAGCTGAAGATACATCATTTAAATTATTAGCTTTAAGACATTTAGCATCTAGTTGTGTTTGTACTGCTGATGTAACTCCATCTAAATATCCTAATTCTGTAGAAGTAACATCTGATACTGCAATCTTTTGAGAACCATTTGATATAACAGCTCTATCTGCTGTTAAAGATTCTGTATCAATAGTAGTTGCAGATCCTGTTATAGTTGCTTGTTTAGCATCTAATTGAGTTTGAATATTAGATGAAACATTATTTAAATAACCAAATTCTGTATTTGATATTGTACCATCATGTATTTTAGTAGCAGCAATTGCCGCTGAAGCATTAATATCAGCATTAACAATAGTACCATCTACAATTTTTGCTGATGTAACTGAATCATCTCCTAATTGTGTTGAACCAATAACATTGCCTGGTATAGATGTATTTGTATTTGTAAGTATACCAAGATAAACAGAAGTTATAGATCCTGCAGTAATACTGCTAGAATCCCAAGTAACATTAACTGTTGTATCTGAAGAAAATGATGAGCTTGCTATAGTTCCATATAATGTAGCAGCTGAATCTATAAGTTTAATTCTTCTATTAGCATGATAATGAGCAGTAACGTCTACACCACTAATAGTAAATGCTGTACCAGATGTACGTGTTGCTGTGTAAGTTCCTGCACCATCTCCATATTCAATCCATTGTCCATCATTATACCATTGTCTAATATCTGCCATAACACTTCTAAAAGCGTTATTAATATTAGATGGCAGCATACCTTCAGCAACTGATACTGAATTTGTACCTGTAGCTGTATTGTTTGCTGCTGTTGTATCGTATTTTCCTAAAAATGTTCCTGCCATATTATTCTCCTATAAACCAAGCAAATGCTTTGTTGTTTTCAATATTTTTTTCATTAATTAAAGTATTAAGAGCTTCTTCAATTTGTCTCTGAAAAAACTCTTGTGTTTCGAAACTGTATCTAACATTGTCTATATCTGTTTTATCTGTCATCTTGTTCCTGCTCTACTAGCTATCATATCAATTCCTTGTGCATGACCAAAAACTGATCCTGCAGGAATTTTAACATTAGCTCTAATATATCTTCCAGATTTTCGTACTGGATTCATTCCTGATGCAACCATAGAAGATGAACTAGATTCTGTTACAGAGTCTGCTAATCTTTCTCTTGTTTTAACTGTAACTGTAGCTGCTGCATCTACAATAGGTCTTATACCTGTTATATTAGCTCTTAATCCTGGGAAAGGTTCTAACTCAGAAGTTTCTACTTCACATTCATTATTAGTACCAGAAAAAATTGCTGCTTTGTAATCACCATCAATTGCACCTAATAACATTTGACCACCACTCCAAAAATCTGTATCCAATGCAATATTAATACTATCTAAATTTTGAGATATAATATCCATTAATTCTACTGTATATGCTCCTACAAATTGTGCAAATATTGTACTAGCTGATGTTTCTGCTACTGACCATTTTTTAGTAGCATAATTATATATAATAATCTTATCACAAATACCTGTTGTATTAGAAGTATTAGATGCACTAGGGTACAACCACATAGCTAACTGATTAAATGGATCTACTGCTGCACATATTCTATCTGAAAAAGCTTTGTTTAAATCTAAATCAAAAAATCTATTAACCTTTTCTACACCTATTGGTAAAACTTGGTCTCCATTAATTTGATAAAAACCATCGTCTGCATAAAAGAAAACTTGTCTATTATCTTGACATACAGTTCTACCATACATAGCACCTCTATTGGGAGATATAACTGATAATCTAAATACTGTATTACCACCAACATAATCCATACGAATTATTTGGTTTTGTCTAAATACATATCCAATCTCTCCAGATGTTATAGAAACTATTTCACCACCTGATCCTGGTAAATCTTGTAAATCAGATTGTTTACCAGACCAACAAGTAATATCATTAATACCTGACCATTGTATTCTATTTTGGTTGTTAGTTATATTTCCTGTAACTAAAAAATCTCTTATAACTCCTGAAACTTTAAATACTGGTGTAGTACCTGCTGTTTGAATTGCACTAAGATTTGCAAAGTTAGTTGATGTACCCATTAAATAATATTGAGGTGCATCTGTTCCATTACTTGCTATTACATATTCACCAAATTGTGTAAATGTCCAATAATCTGTATCGCCACCTGTAAGACTACCTTTTCTAGATGTAAATGTTCCTGATGCTAATTGATATAAATCTGTATTCTTTGCAACAAAGTTATATACATTACCTGAGTTATCTCTAAAAGAACCTGCTCCTCTAGAATGTGCACTTATGTTATTGCTGCTATATGCTACAAGAGATGGAAATCTCTTATAAGTATTAGCTGCATGATATACATTAGTTGCTACGTTAGCTCCTTGTTTTCCATGTTCTGGTTGATCAGGTAGCCATTCTCCAAAAGGTACTTGCATTATCTGTTCCTATAAAATGATAGATCTGTTTGAACATCTGTTCTTTGTGTAACAGGTGCTCCACCATATGAATCTTGTTTATCGTTATTCTCGCATCTTTCTAAACCTGCGATATACATTTGTAACCAATTTTGTTTTTGATCTGGATCTATGCCACCTAAAAAATTAGCAGCATGATATAAACTTCCATACAAATAAATATTTGGATGTGTGCTTAAGATATAGTTACTTGCGTTAGAATCGCTAAGAGCTGCGATAGCTTTATAGTAAGATAAATAGCCAGTATAGCTAGTATCAGGACTTGGTGCAAACCTAAATTGTTCCGTTTCATTATCTGCCTCAATTGTATAAATTCTAGGTCTACCAGAACTAGAACCTCCTTTAGTTTCAAACATATTATGTGGAGTCATATATTCTAAAGGATATTTATTAGATGATTGTAAAATATAAAATGATCTTACTCCTATAAATCCTGTAGGTACAGTTACAGTTTCTGCATTAATAGTTACAGTATCTATCTGTTCCATTTGTCTTATTCTTAATTTAGCATTTAAATCTGATTCAGTTAATTTAATAAAGTCATCAGCAATCTCATCTGATAAATCACTTCT